CTCGCGCAGAGCGGGCGAGACCAGTGCACGCCAAGCGCTGACCGGTCTCGCCCGCTCTCCCTACCCACTTCCCCGCCCGCCCACACGCACCTCACGTTCACCGGGGCGCGAGCGGGGAACACCCTTCGCGGCACCCTGCCGAACCCTCGACGCCGAGGACGGTGGCGGACGCGAACCCACGAGAGGAGGCCGTGTGACGATCGCACTCCACGGCATGCGCTGGTGCGCCCGACCGCTGCGCTGCATGCTCGGCCTCCACCGCTGGCGCGCATGGCCCGCGCATCGACGCTGCATCCTCTGTGGTGCGGAGCGGATCTCCTGATGCGCATCCGCCTCACGCTCGACATCACGCGGCGGACCAAGCCAGCGAACGACGAGCTCCACTTCGAGCATCGAGACACGGACAGCGTGACCGAGGCAACGTACGGCGGCGACCCCGCCGAGCATCGCCTCGGCTTCACGCCCGCACCGACCGGAGGCGAGGGCTGATGCTGCACGCGATCGGGTCCTGCGTCACGTACAAGCGCGAGGCGTGGCAGGTCATCGGCTTCCTCCGCGGCACCCGGCACCTGCTATCGATGGACGGCACCCGCCGCACTTACGCAGCCGCCATCCACCTCACCCCTGCCCCGTGACAACTCAGCGCCACGGAGCTGGCAGCGACCGCGCCGTGCAGTCGCACCGCAGCTCCGCGCGACGCAAGCGCTTCCGCGCCGCGCTCGCCGCCAGTGGCGCGGCCTGCCACATCTGCGGCCAGCCCATCGACTACGCGCTGCCTCACCTCGACCCGATGGCGTTCGTCGTCGACCACGTCAAGCCTCTCGCTCGAGGCGGCACCGACACGCGAGACAACGTGGCCGCCGCCCACCGCTCATGCAACTCCACCAAGCGCGCCCGCCTGGTCGCACCCATCGTCAGGCGCAGCGGATCACTCGACTGAGGCCGTCGCCGGGCGCGGTGTGACATGCCACGGAGAGGTCCGAGCCGACATGTCACCGACCGGTCGCTAGACGACACTCGTCGGTCGGCTCGACCCCTGGGGGGAGACCCCCCTCATCTCCACCCCAGACCCCTCCGGGTCTAGGGCCTCTCTGTCCGTGACGATTTTTCCACCAAGGGGGCGTGATATGCCACGTTCTAAGAGTGGGCTTCACGTCGTCACCGCAGAGGATATATCGGATGCGGTCAAGGCGATGGCCGAGCCGACGAAGCCCAAGACGATCACCGAGGCGGCCGAGGCCGGCGACCAGCGCGAGCTACTCGTCGCGATGCGCCGCCGCGTGGCCGCCACCGTGCAAGACCCCGCCTGCCCCCCGCGCGACTTGGCCGCGCTGACTCGACGCCTACAGGAGATCGGTCGGGAGATCGAGGCGCTCGACGCCAAGGCCAAGCAGGAGGCGGCTGAGGATGGCGACACCGGCACCCCCGACGAGGACTGGGACTCCGAAGCTATCTGAGGCCGCCCGGCACCTCATCCTCCCCAAGGGCATCGTCTCCACCGGCTGGCCGGCGGTCCGCGACAAGTGCCGCGAGATGGGCCTTCGCTTCGACCGGTGGCAGGACGGCTTCGGCCGCGCGATCCTCGCCAAGCGCGCCGACGGCAAGTACGCCGCCACCGTCGGCGGCGTCGCCGCATCCATCCCCCGCCAGACCGGCAAGACCTACACCCTCGGCGCAATCGTCTTCGCCCTGTGCCTCCTCTTCCCCGGCCTGACCGTCCTCTGGACCGCGCACCGGCTCAAGACCGCCAAGGAAACCTTCCGCTCCATGCAGAGCATGGCGCGCAGGCGCAAGATCGCCCCGTTCGTCGAGCAGGTCTACACGGGCTCCGGCGAAGAGGCCATCGTCTTCCGGAACGGCTCTCGCATCATGTTCGGAGCCCGCGAGACAGGCTTCGGCCGAGGCTTCGCCAAGGTCGACATCGAGGTCTTCGACGAGGCCCAGATCCTCACCGAGCGCGCCCTCGACGACATGCTCCCCGCCATGAACGCCTCGCCCAACGCTCTGGCGCTCTTCACCGGCACCCCGCCCCGCCCCATCGACCCGGGCGAGGTCTTCACCCGCATGCGCCTCGAGGCCCTCGAGGCCGGCGACGGCAACGGGGAGACGCTCTACGTCGAGTTCAGCGCCGACCCCAAGGCCAGCCCCGACGACCCGGTCCAGCAGGCCAAGGCCAACCCCTCCTACCCGCACCGCACCTCCGCCGAAGCGATCCAGCGCCTCCGCAAGAACCTCTCCGAGGACTCGTTCCTCCGAGAGGGCATGGGCATCTGGGACGCCGACAGCAGCCACCGCGTCATCCCCGAGGAGGACTGGTCCGACGTCGCCGACGCCGCCTCCATGGCGATCGAGCGGCTCTCGCTCGCCATCGACGTCGCCCCCGACCGCAGCATCGCCTCCGTCGCCCTCGCCGGCCGCCGCCCCGACGGGCGCTGGCACGTCGAGGTCGACGAGTCCCGCCGCGGCGTCGACTGGATCGGCCCCTGGATCTCCGCCCGCGCCAAGAAGAACACCCTCCATGCCGTGGTCGCCGACGAGATGTCCGGCCTCGTCGAGAAGCGCCGCGACCGGCACTACATCACCGGGACCGACGTCATCGTCACCCTGGCCGCCGCGGAGGGCCGCGACATGGCGATCGCCTGCGCGAAGTTCTACGACAGCGTCCAGGACGAGTCGCTCCGGCACACGGACCAGCCCCAGCTCAACACCGCCCTCTCCGTCGCCCGCAAGCGCCCCCTGAACGGCGGGTGGGCGTGGAACCGCAAGGACGGCGGCTCCGACATCACCCCCGTCGTCGCCACCACCCTCGCGCTCTGGGGAGCGCAGAACGACAACGCAGAGCGCCAGAGGCGCACCGGACCCAGAGAGGCGATCACACTGTGAGCCAGAAGCTCCGAGTCCCCGGTCTCGACGACGACGAGGGCCGCACCCTCAACCTCCTCGCCGAGCAGCTCCACCAGAAGAAGCGCCGCAACGAGCTCCGGTCGTCCTACTACGACGCCCGCCACGTTCTCACGCAGATCGGTGGCAGCGTCATCCCGCCGCAGTACAGCCAGCTCGGCCTCGTGCTCGGCTGGACGGGCAAGGGCGTCGACGGCCTCGCGCGTCGGTGCACCCTCGAGAAGATGGTCTGGACTGGAGGGGACCTCGGCAGCCTCGGCATGTCGACCCTGCAGGACAGCAACTTCCTCCTCTCCGAGCTATCCCTGGGGCGCACCGACTCGCTTCTGCACGGCGTCTCCTACCTCGTCACCACCCGAGGCGACGTCGGCGAGCCCGACGCCCTCGTGCACGCGCGGGACGCGCTGAACGCGACGGGCGAGTGGAACGGCCGCGCACGCCGCCTCGACAGCCTCCTGTCGGTCACGTCGCGCAAGGACGACCGCATCACCGGCTTCGTGCTCTATCTCGACGGGCTGACCATCAGCGCCCAGAAGGACGGCGCGAAGTGGTCGATCGAGCGCTCCGAGCACCCGTGGGGCGTCCCCGCGGAGCCGCTGGTGTACCGGCCGCGGTCGTCCAGGCGGATGGGGCGGTCCCGCATCACCCGGCCCGCCATGCAGCTCCAGGACCGTGCCATGGCCGCGCTCATGCGCACCGAGGCCCACATGGACCTCTACGCCATCCCCAAGCTCATCCTCCTCGGAGCCGACGAGTCGATCTTCAAGAACCCCGACGGCAGCATGAAGGCCGCCTGGCAGATGGTCATGGGGCGCACGCACGGCATCCCAGACCGGGAGGACGGCGACAACCCGCGAGCCGACGTCAAGACCGTCAGCTCCGAGAGCCCCGCCCCGCACCTCGCGCAGCTCAATGCCCTCGCCAAGCTCATCGCCCGCGAGTTCGACCTGCCCGACTCCGACTTCGCCATGACCGACATGGCGAACCCGACGAGCGCCGACTCCTACGCCGGCTCCCGCGAGAACCTCATCAGCGAGGCGGAAGGGGCCATGGGCGACTGGTCGGTGCCCATTCGGCGCACCGTCACCCGGGCCCTGGCCATCCAGAACGGCCTCAGTGCCGTGCCGCCCGAGTGGTCCGGCATCGAGCCGAAGTGGCGGCCACCGATCTACCTGTCGAGGTCGCAAGCGTCCGACGCAGGCAGCAAGCAGATCGCAGCCCTGCCCTGGCTGGCCGAAACCGAGGTCGGGCTCGAGCTGATCGGCCTCGACGAGCAGCAGATCAAGCGCGCTCTCGCTGAAAAGCAGCGTTCCGAGGGGCGAGCCATGATCGCCGAGCTCGCGCGGAGGACCAGTGCCCTCAGCGCGTGAGTCGAGGGCGGCCCTCCAGCTCGTCACCTCCGACGCCGTCGCGACCGGGCGGGACCTCCTCACCCGATCGCGGGGCACCGCGGAGGCGCGCCGGCTGCTGCTCCTCGACAACGTCCCGGCGCTGATCGGCTACTACTCGTCCGGATCCTCGGCTCTCGCTGCGGACCTGTACGAGGAGGAGCGCGACCTGTCCTCGCCGCGCCGGGCGTTCGTCCCCGAGCTGGTCGTCGACGACCGCACCGAGAAGGTCCGACGCGCGGTCGCCTGGTCGACCTCGCCCCTCATCGACGCGGCCGACGACGAGGCTCGCGCCGCTGCGGAGGTGCTCGCGCTCTCCCGCCTCGGCGAAGTCATCCAGCTCGAGACTGCGCGCCCGTACCGGTCCACGATCCTGCGCAACCGGCAGCAGGACGAGGAGTGCGTCGGGTGGCGTCGAGTCACCTCCGGCGGGTGTCGGCTCTGCCGCATGCTCGCCGACCGCGGGGCCGTCTACAAGGAGTCGACCGCCCGCTTCGCCACGCACGAGCACTGCAACTGCACCGCACAGCCCGTCTTCCAAGGCGGCGACGTCGGCGAAGAGGCCTCGGCCATGCAGTACGTCGCCAGCAAGAAGAACCGGACGCCCGCTCAGCAGGCAGACCTCCGCAACTACCTCACCGAGTTCTACGGACCTTAGTGACCAGAACTACCCCGCACGGGGTGAACGCCACGGCCGCGTCCAAGGCCGGTCAACGTCCGACGGGACCGAAACGGAGCACCACATGCCCACCGAAGCAGACGGCCAGCAGCAGGCCCAGCAGCAGCAGCAGACGACGCCGCCGGAGCAGCAGGCCCAGCAGCAGGCCGCACAGGCTCAGCGTCCGGCCGGCCAGCAGGAGGGGCGCACCTTCTCGCAGGCCGACGTCGACCGCATCGTCCAGGACCGGCTGCAGCAGCAGGCCCGCAACCAGTTCGGGGACTACGACACCCTCCGCACCAAGGCCGGCGAGAGCACCGCGCTCGAGCAGCGCCTCGGCAAGCTCGAGGCCGACCTCACCGCCTCGCAGACGCAGGCGCTCCGCGCGTCCGTCGCCGCGGAATACGGCATCAGCACCAAGCCCGGCGAGAACGGGGCCCCCTCCGACGCCGACCTCTTCCTCACCGGCACCACCGCGGACGCGCTCAAGGCACAGGCGGAGCGCCTGGCCGGACGCGAGACCGCGCGGCAGGTCCGAGGGAACGTCGCGCGCCAGGAGGGCGGCACCACCATCACCGGCAAGCCCAAGACCGAGATGCGCGAGTTCACCGCGCAGCTCTTCGGCAACAACTGACGTCCTAGGAGGACATCCACATGGCAGCACTCACCTCCGGGCAGCTCAACCTGCCCAACGAGATCCTCGACCCGTGGCTCGGCAAGGTCAGCAACGGCTCAACGATCTCGAACCTGTCGGGCGCGATCCCGATGAAGTTCGGCACCGGCCAGGCCATGACGTTCGACATCGGCGAGGCCGAGTACGTCGGCGAGGGCGCGAACAAGGGCCCGTCGACGATCAAGCCCAAGACGCAGACCACCAAGCCGTTCAAGTTCCACAAGACGGTCCGCATGACGGAGGAGGTCGTCTGGGCGGACGAGGACGCCCAGGCGGAGGCCGTGGACCAGATCCTCGTCCTCATCCAGCCCGCGCTCTCTCGCGCGCTCGACTTCGGCGTCTTCCACGGCATCAACCCCACCGGTGGTGCCGAGGTCGCGGCCATGACGGACAGGCTCTCGGCGACGACCAACGTCGTCGAGCTCGGGGCGAACACCAAGGGCTACTCGAGCCTCGACGCGGCCGACACCCTCGTCCTGGCCAACAGCTTCATGCCCCGCGACATCGCCCTCGACCCGAAGTTCGCGGCGAAGTTCTCGACGGCGCGCGGCATCCAGAGCGAGCAGAAGCTCTACCCGAACTTCAAGCTCGCCACCGACGTCTCCGAGCTCGACGCGCACCGCGCGTCCGTCTCGAACACCGTCGGCGCGGTCGGCGTGGCCGCGGCCCCCACCCGCATCCAGGGCTTCGTCGGCGACTTCTCCGGCATCCGCTGGGGCATCCAGCGCCAGATCGGCCTCGAGCTGATCCGCTACGGCGACCCGGACGGCCAGGGCGACCTCAAGCGCAACAACCAGGTCGCCTTCCGCGCCGAGATCGTCTACGGCTGGGGCATCCCCGAGCTGGGAGCCTTCGCGAAGATCGTCGAGGCTGCCGCCTGATGGCGCGCCTCGTCAACGCCGCCACCGGCGTCACGGTGACGGTCTCCGACGAGACCGCCGCCCGGCTCGGGCCCGAGTGGGCTGCTGAGGGCGGCACGGAGCAGACCGAGACCCCGCAGCGCCCCCAGCGCAGCGAGACCCCGGACGCGACGTGGAAGGTCGCCGAGCTGACCGCCTACGCCGCCGAGCGGAACATCGCGCTCGGCGACGCCACCAAGAAGGACGACATCCTCGCCGTCCTCGCCAAGGCCGCCGAGAGCGGCAGCACCCCCGCCGGCACCGGCGAGGACGACTGAGCAAGGGGGCGGCCATGACCGTGACACCGAAGACCATCGCGGTGGCCATGGGTAAGGCCGCCCCCGAGCCCAACTCCATCCTCGACCAGCAGTGGAAGCTCTGGATCGACGACGCCGCCATGCTCATCGAGCACCGGCAGCTCGAGCTCAAGAACTTCGACCCGATCGACGAGGCCAAGACCGACTACGTCATCCGCGAGGCCGTCGTCGCGCACGTCAAGAAGCCCGACGACGCCACCCAGGTCACCGTCTCCACCGACGACTCCTCGTCCTCGCGGACCTACCAGTCCGGCAAGGGCCGAGTGGTCATCGTCGACGAGTGGTGGAAGCTTCTCGGCCTCCAAGAGGTCAGCACGGGGGCGTTCGCGATCGACATGCTCCCCGGCGGCGGCACCGGGCACACCCCCTGGTGTTCCTTCCACTTCGGCGCGCAGTACTGCACCTGCGGCGCATTGATCGCCGGTAGCCCCATCTACGGGACGGACGCCCCGTGATCCTTGCCGACGACGTCGCGGCGGCCCTGCCTGAGATGCGCGCTCAGGCCGAGGCTCTCATGTTCGATGCCTGCAAGATCGGCACCGAGACCATGACGGGCGCGCGAGACGAGACCACCGGCAAGCGCGTTACCCAGTTCGACGTCGTCTACGAGGGCAGGTGCCGGATCAAGGCGGGCACCACAGGCGCGACCGAAGTCGCCGCCGCCGGCCAGGAACTCACCGAGCAGGCGTCCCTCCTCAAGCTCCCCGTCGCGACCTCCGGTGGCGTCCGCACCGACATGGTCGTCATCATCACCGCCTGCCCAACGGACCCCGCCCTCGTCGGCACCCGCGCCCGCATCAAGGGCGAGCACCTCGCCGCAGGCGCTACCTCCCGCCGACTCCCGATCGAGGTGGTGACCTGATGCCCGACGACGCCGACTTCTCCGAGATACTCAAGCTCGCCCGCGACATCGGCCAGGTGCCCGCCAACAGCGGCGAGCGCCTCCGTCAGGCCACCGAGATCACGTCGCGCCGGATCAAGGACGCCTGGCGGGAGAAGCTGAGCGGCAGCGAGCAGCTCAAGCACCTCCCCCGGGCCGTGGACTACGACCTGGGCTCGGGCGTGACGCGCGGCGGCGGGGGCGAGATCACGTCCGAGATCGGCTTCGACAAAGCGCGCACGCAGGGCCCGCTCGGGTCGATCTCCGAGTACGGCACCCCGCGCACGCCGGGGCGCGGCTTCGGGGCTGCGTCGCTGGCGGAGAACGAGGAGGACTTCGAGAGGGGCGTCGAGCAGGCCATCGACGAGTCCCTCAAGGAGCTGGGCCTGTGACGACGCGCGCCGAGCTGAACGCGATCCGGGACCTCCTCGAGACCAACGACTCCATCAAGGGGCGCGTGTTCGTCAGCCAGGCGTACGACGACCAGGGCAAGCCGCTCCTCGACGTGCCCTACTGGGTCATCCACCCGGCCGGCGGCTCGGACCACCAGACGCGCCTCACCGGCGACTACGCCGAGCACACGGCGTCCTTCGTCATCCACTCCGTGAACGAGGACGCCGACGGCGTCCTGTGGGCCGGAGAGCGCGTCGACGAGACGCTGCGCCCCGACGGCCGGGGCGTCGCTCCCGTCGTCGGAGGGCGGCGCACAGAGCCGCTCCGACGCGACGCGCTCCTGCCCGTGCAGGTCGACACCGACCCCTCGCCATCGCTGCTCTGGCAGCCCGCCGAGTACAGCTTCACGTCCGCGCCCGCCTGAACCATCCACCTACGCCAGGAGGCACCCCCGCATGGCACCCCACCACGTCCTGGTCAAGGGCATCCACGGCCGCCACTACGAGATCCACGAGGCCATCCAGCGCGCCTTCCCCGACGACTACCACCTCGT